AACAGTATTACCAGTTAAAGTATACTTCATAGGGTATGTAGTGTCACCAGAATAAACATACGATAAACAAATATTCCAATTGTGATAAGGTGCTGTTGATTGTGTAATTTCAACATGTTCATTTACATCTTTTATAGTAATGTTTTGTGTAAAAGCCGAAAGAACTGATGTAGTTACGGGGTTATTTGTTTCTCTTTTAACATCAGTTCTTAAAAAGGCAAATTCATTATAAGGTATATGTCCATCAAAATTAATTGTATCGTCATATATTAAATAAAGATTTTTTTTCAATGGTTGATACCCTGTTGTTCCACTATATAAATTACGAAAAATCATTTTTAATTTTCCGTGTATTTTATAAAACGTACTTTCATTTCTTTCTTTAGAAAAAAGAACCGAAGTATCTAAAATTATTGTTCTTTCACCTTCTCTAAGTAAATTTTGAGATTCATCTAAACTTATTTTTAAATTTAAATCTTCATCTGTTGACCCAAAGAATTTTTTAGATGGTAATATTATTTGTTTCTTTTCCATTATTCAGTTGTTGGGAACGCACCTAAAGGTCCAAATCTTTTTATAAATTTATCAACACCTGTATTTCCTGGTCTTAACCCAAAATAAAATAAAAATGGTGTTGATAAAATTTGTTTATTTCCATTATAATAATTTTCCGTCTTTTTTATTATAAAATAAATTGTATTATTCCAATTTTTTGTTTCCCATGTACCAGCACTCCCATACCTTGTATATAATATACCTGACGTAGGATTTGATTCTGTTCCACCGGTCACCCATAAATAGGTAAAACCAGGGTATTGTGTGTCATATGATGTGTGATTATCAGTAACCGTATTTTCAATAACATCAAATTCTAAAAAATTTTCAATTTCTTCAACAGGTATTGTTGATCCTGTTATTGTTAAACCGCTAAATGTATATGTGATAGGTGGTAATAAATATTTATCTGATGGATTATCTGTAACACCTGTTAAATTATAACCATATGCCATTCCTTGTAATGGTTGAACTTGTATACTACCATAATCCCATGATTGATTATCTTTTGTAGTATTATTATATGGTCCAAATCCAGTTCCTTTTTTATCCCATAAATAAAATGGTACTTGTTGTGACGATTCTGTTAATCTACCCACATCATTTAAACAATATCTTGTTTTTATTCCATCATCATCAAATTGCATATTAATTGGTAATGGTCCCCAAACATTTGTACCATTTTTAAAAACATTTGGATATGTTTCAGGATCTAAATTTTGATAGGAATATCCCAAGTATTTTTGATTTTGTAAATTAAATTGTTCAATTCCAACTTCATTATTAATTGATATGAGTTGAAGGATATCACCATCTAACACTTGTTTACCAAAACCATAATTTTCAAAACCTTCATTATCAAAAAAATCATTTATACTAAAGTCCCCGTTTTCTTCCACATCCATTCTATAATTAATAGCTAAACCAAGAAGTTCACCAAAATCTTGAAACGATGATGGTCCAATTGTTCTTACGACGGAACAACTAGGGTCTAATGTTTCGTCGGTACAAATTTCTTTAATAAATTCATCTCTAGGTCCTAAATCAACCATTGTAGTTGGGTGACCTAATCTTTTTATATTACTAAAAATATAATAAGATGTGTTATCACCAACTAAAGTACCTGATGAATTTGCTATAGTTGATCTATAATAAAATCTTTTAACGGATTCACCTGTTGTTGTCTCAATTACTTTATAATATAATAAATCTTTACAATAATTTGTTCTATTAACATTTAACTCCAATGCTGATTCATTTTTCCATCTAACTTTTGATTTAAATTGGAAAAAATATAAAGAACCACTTAACCAATTATCAATAAAGGTATAATTGACAATACCTCCACAGAATAAAAGACCAACTCTTTTTCTTCTTCTGTATTCTTTTAATATTTGGAAAATTCTTATTGAATTTTGTGTACCAGGTATAAAATTAAAAACCCCGTTACTAAATTCAGTATATGCTTTACCATTAGTATCCGCAGGTGTATTTGGTGAATATATTTCACCATCATATGATGTTGGTAATCCATAATTATCATTATCTGATAATCTTGTCGCAACAATATTTGCACCTAATGGTAATGTTCCTTGGGTATAAGGTGTTCTTACTTCACCAACATAATATGTTTCAACAATGCTTTCATTATATGGTACGTCATATAATGAACAACCTTCTTCTATTTGTATTGTGTTTTCTTGTTCGTTTTCATATTTGTTTTTATCTCTTATATCACAATTATATGATATTGTATTATTAAATACACCTTTTGGATCATTAAATGTTAGAGTATAACCAGTACAATAGTTCGAACCATTTAAATATTTCGTTATTTCAAATCCAGTATCATTTGATGAATTCACTTCGGATAATTCAACTATTATTACAGTTGTTCCAAGAGTATATGTTAATACATAATCATTTTGATTATCTACAAAATTTTGTGCGCTAGTACATTGGTCAACATTCCAAATTAATGTTGTACCACTACATATTGGTGAGTTGTATTGTAATGTCTGGTCATATTGGTCATTACTTACATTTAAAATTCTGTTATTTTCAACACTTGTTCCACTAATAGTTATTGAACCAACTACACAATATGAAATATCTGTATCAACTTGTATTGTACCAAATTCATTATCACCATTACATTCTTCACATTCTGGATAATTTATTAAATATAATTTTCTTTGAGTACTATTTTGAAAACGATAAGCAAATTTTCTTATAATTTTTGATAATGGTTTTATTGGCCAAAAGTCAACAGCATCTGATAATCCATGTAAAATATATGACACAGTATTAGTTAAAAAAAATGTTAATAAATTTATTAAATGTTCAAATAGTAATAAAACATCAGTAATCAGTAATTGAAAAGAATAATTTTTAAAAGCAAAATTTACTGGTGGTGTTAATGTATTATTTGAACAATCATTTTCTTCTGATGGTACCAAATCTTTTAAACCAAGAAATCTATTTTTAGAAGAAATAATTTTAAAATATGAACCTTGAAATGAAGAAACAGTATATACTTTATTATAATTTAATCTAAAAAAATAATCTTGTGGATAATAAAACCCATTGTCATTATTAAGAATAAAGTTATTTACGGCATGTTGTGGATAATCATCATAATTAGTTGAAAATGAATAAGATTTATCTTTAAAATCACTATATTCTCTAATGTTCGGTACTAAATAACTAGCGTTACCTCTTACTCTTTCAAGTCCTTCATTTGATAAACTGAATCTAAATCTATAACAAGCAGATGTTGCAATACCTTTGTTTGAATCATTTGTGTATTCTTGTTCACCAAATTCATTAGTATAAAGATAGTCCATATTCATCGGAACTGAAAAAATAAATGAACCATCTTCATCAATCTCACCATTTAAATCAAGATTTTCAAGTATAGGTCTATACTCGTTATCTTTACTATTTGTAAATCTAATAGATTCAACAATACCTGTTTTTGTTATTAAATCACATTTAGTACCCATTTTTCCTCTTGGGGTACAATTTTTATTAATGGAATTTTTTCCAGTATCTGTAAATGTTCCACCTATCACATATGCTTTAGGTTCAATTCTTATTCCTTTATTTGATAAATCATAATCTATTCGTGTGATACCTATTTCACATAAACTTTCATTCCCCCAAAACGGGAAAACATCTATTGTTTGGTTGAATGTGACAATTTGTGGTAGTGAATCAATATCTTCTGATGTTTTAAATGTATATTCATTTTTAAAAGCATCCATACCAAATCCTTGTCCAATAAAATCATCTGGTCTTAATGAAAAACAACCAATATCAGAAAGGTCAGCGTCAATATGTATTGTTTGTGTTCCAACAGGAACACCCCAAATCATAAAATCACCAGAGTTATTAGTTTTTATAGTATATTTATAATATTTTTCATATACTTCTAATATTTCTTCTCTATTTAATATATCTTTTTGGTCAGGAAATGTTCCAGTTGGTGAATGTCCTCCATGTTGTTTTCTAGATGGTAGTAAATTATATCTATATCCATTTTCATTTTTATCCGAAATGTCTGTATATGGATATAATTGAGATATAACAGGGTCTTCCATATCTTCCTCTGTGATTGGTATGAAAATAGACACTCTAGCATTAGGTACACCTAAACCATTGTTAATAGATATTCTACCCACAACAACCCCGTAATCGGAGCACATAGATGTATATATATCTGATTGTGTAAATTTAAGTGAAAGAATTTCCAACAAATCAAAATCATTTTTTAATTCAACAACGATTTTTTGGTCAAATCCTATCCTTGTTGAAATTCTGTGTTTTTGCATTTATATTTATTTTATAAAATATATCTATAATTTTTATATTATTAAATATTTTTAATTAAAATGTTGTGGATCCTAATACTTTTGTTCTAATTCTTATATTTTGATTTGGAAACCTAATTTGATAAATTTGATTAGATTTCATAAAAATTGTCATATCAGATTGTTTAATCTCTTTTGTTGAATTATCAACATAGGCTTGAGAGACTTCAGCACTTGAATACTCACCACCACTTAAATTATATACTCTTGTATTAACAACATTAATCACACCATTAATTTGTCCTATCGTTCTATTTAAATCTCCAACAAATAATGGATCACCCATTTTACGTTTTTCAATAGTAAAATATTCAATTATTTCTTGAATAGTATTCGTAATTATTTCGGTTGCATTATTATTTTTATCTATAGCTAAATCAACTTCAATTTTAAAATCAATAACTTGACCACTTTCTATATCAATATAATCATTTATCATTCGATATTCGGATAAATAATTTAATATATTATCTTTTAATGTGTTAGAAACAACGTCAGATAAATTACCATTTTCATCATATGATAATAATTTAATTTTTATTTTATTATCTTCTTCCATCACATTAACTTTAGCTGGTGCACCATAAGTTGACGGCATAGTTTCTATTAATGATTTATAATCATTTAATGTTACCGCCCTATTTTGAGCAGCAAAATTGTATCCAATCATGTTTCTAATCTCATCTATCGAAGGAATGTCAGCACCACCAACAGCCGGTGTAATATTTGTAACAATTAATGACTGTGAAACTTGAGTATTGATTGATGTATTTGGTCCATTTATAACAAAATCAACATCATCAATACTAGAAATTACATTAACACCAAGATTAGTATCCTTACCACCACCAATTCTATATTTTATAAATAAAGTAGTTCCTACTTTAGGTATCATACCTAAAGACATATTATTTAAATAGGTACTTAGATTAACTTTCATTGAACCTGTCATATAATCGTCTAAATTACTTATAGGGTCAACATTACCACTTCCAAAAGTCAAATAAAAATAATTTTCAGGTGTGTATTCTGTAATAAATTTATTTGTTACACTAATATATTTTCCTGCTTTAAAATTATCGGTATCTGAAACACTAGTTGGGTCAAATATGAATACTTTATCTTGTACTAACGATTTAACTTCATACCATTTATTTGTAATATCTAAAAATTCTGAATTTGTTGGATTACCACCAAATGAAGTCCCATCTTTATGAATAATAGAGGTTACACCTAAAATATTTTGTTCCGGTAAATAAATTTTTAAAAATGATTTTTGGTCAACTTCAGTAATAACTTTTCTAAAAATTCTTGTTACACCATTTATAACCGGTTCTCTTTTTATTATTGTATAAGATATTAGTGTATTATTACCATCAAAATTTGGTATCTTTAATCTATTTGGTTCCCCTTTATTATTGAACGGATTTGAAAAATCGATATCTTCTAATGTTTCAAAAGATTGTCCCCCACCTGAAACTTGTGCACCTGATTTTATCACACCTAAATATCTTTCATCTTCTTTATCACCTCTAATTGGTACATTTATTGAAAAATCACATAATGCGACAGATGGTCTATTTCCAGGAATCTTTAATCCATATGTTTTTGCAATATGATATAATGATTGTCTTTGTTGTGCAAAATCTAATATAGTTTCTTGCCAAACTCTATCAATATGGAAATGTAAATTATCTGCAACTGCAGCATTTAAATCTAATAAAAC